GGACACGAACTATATATTAAAACTAGATATATAGGTTATAACTTAACTGATGCTAAAAAAGCATTTAGAAAAAAATGCAAAGACATTATTAAAAATGAAAACAATGTCTTTGATAAACAATTAAAAGAATACGCAAAGAAATCTAATAATAAAAAGATTTATTTAGATAAAGCACACACTCAACTATTTGGGATATAACCCATCCCCTATCCTCGCCCCTCCATCCACGAGGGGCGACCCCTCACAACTATAACGCGATACCAATAGACACAACCCATACGCGCAACGCGTGCGACTGTGCGCGCCACGCGTGTGTCGGTTCGCGTCTCGCGATTGTAATTAAGTAATAGCGTAGCTATTACCATTTCAAAACGAAAGTGAAATACGAAGTATTTCTCTTTACCCCTATACCCTTAAATAAAACAGATGGAACCAAATGTTGTGTTAAAGTCNAGTTTTACACGATCATATACGCCAAAAACGTTTCCAAAATATAAGCTGTTTTGCCTACCCCTACCCCCTAAAAAATTCAACTTATAAATATTGCTATGCCTCAAAAATTTTATAAAAATTTTTTATGAAACCATCTATTTGAAATTACTATAAAATACTATATAGTTAGCCCCTATAAATTAAAAGGTACCACCTAGTGATGAAGTTAAGCTTAGAGGAGATAGATAAACTACCCGCAGATGTGCGCAAGGAATATAAGAAACTATTCTTAATGCACCATGAGAAACAAAACAAACGAGAGATCTCTACTGATTTTTTAAAGTTTGTTAAAACAGTTTGGCCTGATTTTGTTGAAGGTTCTCATCATAAAAAAATTGCTGAACAATTCAATCGTCTTGCAGAAGGCAAGATTAATAGATTAATTATTAATATGCCACCCAGACATACAAAGTCTGAGTTCGCATCGTTCCTACTTCCTGCATGGATGATAGGTAAGAACCCTAAACTAAAGATTATCCAAACAACCCACACCGCTGAACTTGCTGTTAGATTCGGTAGAAAAGCAAAGCATTTAATTGATAGTGAAGAATACAAAAGAATCTTTCAAACCACGTTGCGCGAAGACTCACAAGCTGCTGGGCGTTGGGAAACAGATCAAGGCGGTGAATACTTTGCTGCCGGTGTCGGCGGTGCGATAACAGGTCGAGGCGCTGATTTATTAATTATAGATGATCCGCATTCCGAGCAGGACGCTTTAAATCCAGAAGCGTTGGAACGAGCTTATGAATGGTATACTTCAGGACCACGTCAGCGTTTACAACCAGGTGGTAAGATTGTGGTAGTTATGACTAGATGGTCTATTAAAGATTTAACATCATCATTAATTAAAGCTCAAGCAACAGATAAATCAGATCAATGGGAGCTCATAGAATTTCCAGCTATCCTTCCAGATAATCAACCTGTATGGCCAGAGTATTGGAAGTTATCAGAATTAGAATCAGTTAAAGCATCTCTATCCATACAGAAATGGAATGCTCAGTGGATGCAAAATCCTACAGCTGAAGAAGGTTCAATCATTAAACGTGAATGGTGGCGTAAATGGACTAAGGAATATATTCCAGATTGTATCCATATTATTCAAAGTTATGATACTGCATTTATGAAAAAAGAAACTGCCGATTTCTCAGCTATTACTACTTGGGGAGTGTTCTATGAGAATGAAGATTCAGGTCCTCAGTTAATATTATTAGACTCATTTAAAGCAAGATTAGAGTTTCCAGAGTTAAAACGTAAGGCATTAGAACAATATTACTATTGGAGACCTGATACAGTTGTCATTGAATCCAAAGCTTCAGGGTTACCTTTAACCTATGAATTACGTAAATCTGGGATACCAGTTGTTAACTTTACACCGAGCAAAGGAAATGATAAACATTCTCGTGTAAATGCAGTTGCACCGTTATTTGAGTCAGGTCAGATATGGGCACCCGAGCATAGGTTTGCAGAAGAAGTCATAGAAGAATGCGCAGCATTTCCATATGGCGATAACGACGACTTGGTAGACTCTATGACACAAGCAGTAATGAGATTTAGACAAGGTGGGTTTGTAGATCACCCAGAAGATTACATAGACGAACCAGTGGTTCACGATAACAGGGAATATTATTAGTATGTCAGGAATAGAACAAGCTTTCAAAGATTTCGTTAAACGCGTTTCAGAACAAGAGAACCACGAACAGAAAAGCGAGGAACGTGGATTTCAATATGGTGGTGGCGCAATAGGTTACGCGGACGGCGGAAGAATTAATTATGCAGGTGGTGGTAGTGGACTTCCTCCAGTAGAAGAAGATCAAGCGGAACAATTGTTTGGACAAAACATACAAACACCCCCAACAGGATTTAATTTTCAAATGAATCCACCAGTTCTTCCAACTGTTGAACCAGGTCAAGAACCAATATCAATGGGTAATTTTCGTGATTTTAAAACCATGATGTCAAATATTAATCCTCAACTAGGTTATGTTGGAGATAATTTTGGTGGAAATGTTTCTGCAAACATGAATCCATTTATTAATTCACCAAAAAGTTATTCAGCAAATGCTTACTATGGTCCAGAACAAAATAGATTAAATTTAGGAATTACTACAATACCAACAGCAAGTGCTAAACAATTATCAGCTGGTTATGAAAGTCCTTATGGTAATTTTAGTTTAGGTGCATCTAAAGATCCTATGGGTAAAAATTATAGTGCAAACTATAATATTAATTTTGCTGATGGTGGGAGAGCTGGTTATAGAGATGGAGAAAAAGTTGAACCTCTTTACATAAATGAAATGACAGATAAAATTTCTGATCCAACAATTGGTGGTATGGCTGGAATGATTCCAACTGAAGTAGCTGGTGGAGTTGCTGGATTATTAGAAGCTAAAACTGCTAAGGGATTAGTAGACACTACTGTTAAATTAACTAAAAAAGAACAATCATATTTAAAAGAATTAATGAAAGATAATGGTGGCGGAAAGTTTACAGCTGAAATTTTAGAACAAGCCCCTTCTTTAAAAATCAATGGTGATAAATTAATTGTTAAACAAAAAGATTTAAATAATTTAAATAATTTTTTACAAGATCTACGTATATCAGAACAAGCACCAAGTGGTCCAGGGGCAAATACAATCCCACCAAGATTAAGGGGCTATAGTTCAAATAATATTGTTGATAGATTATATAGAAACATATCCGGTTATACAGGATATGCTGATGGTGGTTATATTAGTAGAGGTGAACCCGTTGATACAGATTTGACAAGAACTGTTGCACCTGATAGTGGTCCTAATCCACAAGGTGTTGAAACATTATTTAAAAGAAGGTATAATTAATCATGGCTGATATAGATAAGGCGTTGCCTAATACATTAATGGATGGCATGCAACTTCCTAGTCAGGGTGTTGATCAAACAATTCAAGAACCACAAGCAGAACCAACGGGTGATGCACAAGTAACTCAAATGGAAGATGGTGGAGCAGAAGTTTCTTTTGATCCAGCTGCATCAAAACAAGAAGGCGGAGAAGATCATTACGCAAACTTAGCAGAACATTTAGACGATAGTATCCTTGGAGAAATTGGTTCAGAACTTCAAGAACAATATACAGATTATAAATCATCAAGACAAGATTGGGAAAAAACTTATACAACAGGTTTAGATCTTTTAGGATTTAATTATAAAACAAGAACACAACCATTTAGAAATGCATCAGGTGTAACTCATCCCGTTCTTGCAGAATCAGTAACTCAATTTCAATCACAAGCTTATAAAGAATTATTACCAGCAGATGGTCCTGTTCGAACTCAAATCGTTGGTGTTATAGATCGTAGCAAAGAAGAACAATCTGAAAGAGTTAGAGATTTTATGAACTATCAGATTATGAATGTTATGAAAGAATACGAACCTGAATTTGATCAGATGTTATTCTATTTACCATTAGCAGGATCTACATTTAAAAAAGTTTATTACGATGCAATGTTAGGAAGAGCTGTGTCTAAGTTTATTCCAGCAGATGATTTGATCGTACCTTATACTGCAACTTCATTAGAAGATGCTGAAGCTATTATCCACGTTTTAAGAATATCTGAAAATGATTTAAAGAAACAACAAGTATCAGGATTCTATAAAGATATTGATTTAGGTGAACCACCATTACAACAAAATGAAGTTGAGAAAAAACAATTAGAATTACAAGGTATTAGAGTTTCTAAACAAGCTGATGTTTATACATTATTAGAATGTCATGTTAATTTAGACATAGAGGGTTTTGAAGATAAAGATCAAAATGGTGAGCCCACAGGAATTAAACTTCCTTACGTTGTAACGATTGAAGAATCATCAAGAGAAGTATTAGCTATTAGACGTAACTATAAAGCAGGTGATACCTTAAAGAAAAAAATTAATTACTTTGTACATTTCAAATTTTTACCAGGACTTGGTTTCTATGGATTTGGTTTAATTCATATGATCGGTGGTTTATCAAGAACTGCTACACAAGCTCTTAGACAATTATTAGATGCAGGAACTTTATCTAACTTACCCTCTGGATTTAAGATGAGAGGTATTAGAGTTAGAGATGATGCACAACCTATTCAACCAGGTGAGTTTAGAGATGTAGATGCGCCCGGTGGAAATTTAAGAGATGCATTTATGCCTCTTCCATTTAAAGAACCATCCGCGACTCTGTTACAACTAATGGGTATTGTAGTTCAAGCAGGTCAACGCTTCGCGTCCATCGCTGATATGCAAGTGGGCGACGGTAATCAACAAGCGGCTGTTGGAACGACAATGGCGTTGCTGGAACGCGGATCGCGAGTGATGTCAGCAATACATAAAAGATTGTACGCAGGACTTAAAAATGAATTTGAATTATTAGCAAAAGTATTTTCAACTTATTTACCACCCGTATATCCATACGATGTAGTAGGTGGATCTAGACAAATTAAAGCTGCTGACTTTGATGATAAAGTAGATATTCTTCCAGTTGCTGATCCAAATATATTTTCACAAACACAAAGAATTAATTTAGCACAAACTGAAATGCAACTTGCAATGTCTAATCCGCAAATGCATAATCTATATCAAGTTTACAGAACAATGTATGAAGCGATTGGAGTTAAGAATATTGATTTAATATTACCTCCACCACAAGCACCTAAACCAATGGATCCGTCTGTTGAACATATTACATCAATGTCGGGTGGACAGTTTCAAGCATTTACAGGACAAGATCATAAAGCACACATTGAAGCTCATTTAAGTTTCATGGGTTTAAACATGGTTAAGAATAACCCCATGGCAATGTCTGTAATTCAAAAAAATATTTTAGAACATATTTCTTTAATGGCTCAAGAACATATTCAATTAGAATTTTCTGCTGAGATAAAACAATTACCAATGTTACAACAACAAGCACAAGCGAACCCACAAATGGCTCCCCAGCTTCAATTACAAATGAAAAATTTAATGGAGAAAATTGAATCTAGAAAATCAATTTTAATTGCTGAGATGACTAAAGATTACATGGAAGAAGAAAATAAAATTAATACTGGAATGGATAATGACCCATTAGTTAAACTTAAATCTAGAGAAATAGATCTTAAAGCTCTTGAAAATGAACGTAAGAAAAAAGAAGCTGAAGATAGAAACAACCTAGATAAGCTTAAAATCATATCTAATAGACAAGTATCTGATGAAAAGATTGCTCAAACAGATGACTTAGCTAAGTTAAAAATAGGCGTAGATCTTGCTAAACAAGGCATGCAGAAGGCTAGAATAACAACATCTGAATAACAGATATTGTAGTCTTTTAAATATTAGTATATAAAAAACAATTAATTAAGGATTAACAATGCAAAAGAAACCTAATAAAGTCCAAAAAGTAATGCACGAATTTAAAGCAGGTGAATTACATTCTGGAAGTAAAAAAGGTCCAGTTGTTAAAAATAGAAAACAAGCGATTGCGATCGCATTATCGGAGGCAAACATGTCTAAAAAAGGATACAAAAAAGGTGGAGCTGTAACAGGTAATGATGATCAGTCATCTGCTTACGGAACACAAGTTGGAGATCATAATAAATTTTTAAATTCTGATGGCTATTTAAAAGGTGGAATTGATGTTGAAGTTTCTAGCAAAGATGAAACACAACTAGAACAAGTTAAAGGTCAAAGAAGAATGTTACCGGAGAAAAGAACAAAAGCTAAGTGGTACTAATATGCTACCAATGCTTGGAGCTATTGCACCATTAGCTAAAATATTATTTAGTACGATTGAAAAATCTGTACCCGATAAAGATCTTCAAGAAAAATTAAAAGCTCAACTTAATCAACAATTACTACAATCTAGTACAGAAGAATTAAAAGCGGCAGCATCTATTGTTGAAGCAGAAGCTAAAGCAGGCTGGTTTACAGCAAGTTGGAGACCACTTTTAATGTACGTATTAATCTTTATATTGGTATGGAATTATATTCTTGGACCTGTTATAAGATTAATGATAGGAACGGTTATTACATTTGAATTACCAGG